ATCATTAAGAAGCAAGCTATCAAGACAAGTTTGATCAACAATCCTCATCCTGACTTTGTTGGTGTTGCCTATAAACTCAGGTCTTATATTCTTTTTATTAAAAAGGTACGTCTTCATCATCATCATCTTTTTCATAATAACTTTTTGGCATTGGCTTTTTCTTCCTTATGCTTGGATGAGTGTAACCTCTTGGGGCTAACATATCTTCCGCACTCTGCATATTACCAAGACTATTGTATCTTGAAGTAACTTTGTCAAACGATAAGCCACAGTCCCCAATAGAACCTACCCAAGAAAATCTGCACTTCCAAATTAGTATTTGGCTTATACTTGAAGATGATGGATTTGGTCTATGAACTGTTAATCCTATATCAGCTTTAGCAAACCAACTAGCTGATCCTGATATGTCATAACCTTTTGGTGGTGGCACAGTCCCATCATCCTTTCGTAGCATCTTTGTTGGATGAGCAACAAACCAAATATGTATTCCATGTGCTTGAGCAAAAACTCTTAGCTTAGTTAACATATCAGAAATCCAATCAGTCTCTGAGGTTGTGCCATCTTTCATAATATAGTTATAAGGGTCTATAACAACCCCCCTGACACCATGTCTCATAACCGCAACTTTCATTCTTTCCATAATGCTATCTAACGTAGATAGCGATCCGTCAGCCTGATAAAGAAATGAAAAGTGATCTTGCACAAACTTCTTTCCCTCCACTAAATCATCCTTTGACAACTTAGGTGTAATGCCATCAAAAAATGGTTTGCCCATATGTTTACTTATAAGTTTTGCTATATGTATTCTTGGCTCATTCTCAAAGGAACAGATACCAAATTTCCAAGCCTTATCTCTTGCTATGTTTACCATTATCTGATCAACAAATTCAGATTTACCGCTAGATGGATGACCAGTAACCACAGTTAGCTGACCCTCAACAACTGTATATAAAGGGTCTACTTCTTCATAGCCAGTAGACACCCCTGACCCAACTCCTTTTTCATAAATTTCGTCAACTTCATCATAAAAATGAGAAGCATCATAAAGTCCTGAAACTGGATATGGTACTGGATTAGAGGCGATCTCGTCTAATTTTTTTCTACCATGCTTAATAAGCACTTCATTGGCATCCTTGCAATCTTTAGGATAATCTATCTTGTAACATTTATCCTTGCCAACTCTCCTCGCAATTTCCTCCGCCATTGCCTGACCCGCTTTGTCATTATCCATGGCTATTACAATTTTATCGCACAGTTCTAATTTCTTCTTGGAGTTCCAAATAAATTTAAATTTGCCATCTTCATGAGCATCAATCTTGCCATCAATTACTTTCATAACCGCCCCATGGGGAATAGAAACAACGGATTTATATCCAACTTCTACGAATGAAAGACAATCCATTTCCCCCTCGCAAATGATTATCCAATCATTAGTTTCAACATTATCTATATTAAAAAAATTAACTGCTGATCCCTGACTAGAAAAACCTTTTGTTGGGAACGATCTTATCTTAGCAAATTCTGTTTCCCCCTTGCTTACATAAGGGAAAACTAAACAAGGCATCTCTTTTTTTTCTGATGCTATGTAATGATTTTTAAATTTTACCCCAATACTTTTCGCAGTCCCCTCTGATATTCCTCTGCTTTTTAAATAACTTAAACTTCCATTTTCTGACGATATATCGTGCCACTTCTTGTCAACAGCATGAACCACACTCTCCCTCCTTATATATTTTACATTATCTTCAAATCTGATTGAGCCGTTCTCTTGGCAATGCCAGCAATTAAAAACTACTACTGAGTTATCAACCTTTAACGATAATGTTTTTTGATCTCTTTTTTTTCTGTTTACTGAGCAAAATGGGCAATTAATTTTGTGTTGCCCGCTACCTAATTTAAGAGCATCTGCCCTTATAATCGAACTTAGTTCCATGATTTTCTCCTATGCATTGAAGAAAAAGATAGTTCCATAAAAATTCCTCGTCAACAAAAAAAAATAATTTTATTATTAGTTGGCAGACAGAAAGCTAAAACAAATTCCCCGCTTTGTATGAGCATGCGGTCTAAAAGTTAACTTCAACTTACACTAGTTATAACTAGTATATATATATATATATTTATAACTAGTATTGTTATAACTAGTGGGCAGAACTTCTTGACTGAATAACCTTTTTTAATCTTTCACCCAAGTACCTAGCAACAACTTCTTTGCTAGTTAATATTTGTTTCATGTGACCCCTCAATCTGTCAGTATTTAATTCAGCCATGTCACAAACTTCTTCAAAATCATCACTCTTTACCCACCTAGCTACGGATAGTTTTTCGTGATGACCACCTAAATAAGAATCAGAAATCGCTTGGCAGATCACATGATTCCAAAGGCGAGACTCGGACATGAGTTCTAGGTCTGTCTCTGTCCAACCCCCAATATATATACTTTTGTTTAACTTGTCTGTCGTTGACATATATCTTTCCTTGCATACAATCCAAGACCACACTCTCATCCAAATCAGGTCTTCTAGAAGCATAATATATAATTAACTCTACTTTTACATCACTTTCAAGAGGATTATCCAAAATAGGGCATTGTTGTGCAAATATCTTTTCATAATTTCTAGCTTTGTCAGATTTTATTAGTGCGGGTCTATTGCCAAATTTAACTATTTTTCTAGAGTTTGACTTGCTTGCGGGTTCGCCCTCGATAATAAAATTTATTTTTCTTTGGGTTTCTATTGACATAAGTAGGCTTTCCTATTATTAATTAGATTGCATAGTAGGAGATGACATGAGAATAACCAATAAATTTGGTATGCCACAACCATTTGTGGATTTTGCCCTAAACGATAAATATAGTAAAGGTAAAGCTGATATTTCAGTAACTACTCTTATCGACAGTCCAAGAGTTCGTCTCATGAAAGAAAACTTTGATGACAAGATTGAAGTTGATGCGGTGGATATGATATGGGCATTATTTGGTACTGCGGTTCACTCTGTGCTAGAAAGTTCTAACCCTTATCCAAGGGTAGGGCATCCATCTGATAAAATTATTAACGAAGAAAGACTGTTTTCTGAATTAGATGGCTGGCTTTTGTCAGGTGCTTTAGATAGGCAAGAAATGAATGAAGATTCAATAACAATTATAGATTACAAGGTTACTTCTGTTTGGTCTGTGATATATGGCAAGCCTGAATGGGAGAAGCAGTTAAACTGTTATGCTTATTTGGTAGACGACAAAAATGCTTTTGCTAAACAAAACGTAACTAATTTAAAAATATGTGCCATCCTGAGAGATTGGAACAGAAGAGAAAGCGAAAGAAAAGAGAACTACCCCAAGTCTCCTATTGTTTTTGTAGATGTGCCATTATGGAGTTTTGAAGACAGATTAAATTATCTCAAAGAAAGAATGAAACTTCATCAAGAAGCACAAATAAACTTTGATATCAATGAGCATTTGCCCTTATGTTCTGATGAAGAGACATGGAGAAAAAATAATAGTTGGGCAATAAAAAAGAAAAAATTAAAAAGAGCAATTAAAGTTTTTGACAATGAGAAGTCAGCTTTAAGTTTTCAAGAAGAATATCAAAAACATAGACTGCATCCAACTGATGCTACTGAAATAGAATTTCGAGGTGGAGAGTATACTCGTTGTGAGGGCAACTATTGTTCTGTTGCTGAATTTTGTAATCAATTTAAAGAGAGGTAGAAATGGCGGAAGATAAAATTAATTATCCAAGTGATATAAAGAAAGAAAAAAAAGTTGTTAGAAGAATAAGGAAAAGTGGATTGGTAAAACTTAGACCTAAGATTACATCCACTAGGTCAAAGGGTTCTTCTTTAATAAACGATCATATAATCCAAGCAACAAATAAAGGTAAGAGTGCCTATGTATGTATGCCTATAAAAATTTATATGTATATAAGAGACAAAATAAGAAGTTGGCTTAAACAATGAATAGCATAGTTGATTCAAAAAGAAGTAACTATCTCTCTGTATTTAAACAAGGGGTAGAGGATAGCATTTTCTATAAAGATAAGTATGAAGATAATAAGAGTTCAGCTTATTACAGAAAAGGATATGAGTTTGGTTTACTAATAGAAAAGAAAGAATTAGAGGTAAAGAATGAAAAGTAATATACCACCAAAGGTTGCTGAGACCTTAAAAGAAATAGGGATGACATCTGCACAAGCGGGTTGGGATTGCCATGGAACTTATGTGCTATTACACAAAGCATTGGAAAAAGTTTCAGTTAAATTTAATATAAAATTTGATAAGCCTGAAGTCTTAGAAAGAAACTCTGAAAAAAGAATAGCTAGTCTTCTTGTTATGGGACACATGGGAGATAAATCAGAGTGGTCTATTGGAGAAGCATCCCCATCCAACAATAAGAATAGTTATCCATATGCTATGGCGGAGAAAAGAGCCAAAGATCGTGTGATATTAAAGTTGATTGGACTTCATGGAGATGTGTATGCAGAGGATGAAGCTGACAGTTTTAAAAAAGAACGACCTGAAGAAATAAAAGGCGGGACTAATGATAATCCTGATCAAGATGATTTGCCAAAGGCTACGTTTATTAATTTAGATGGCAGTAAAAAAGATGAGAAAGGCATAGATATGATCAAAGAAGTGTTCGTTCAGTTTATGCCTACGACTGATAACAGAGCAGACTTAGTTGGCTTTTGGAAAAACAATAAAGAAGCAAGGGATGTTTTAAAAGACAAATCCCCTAAAGACTACGAAGAAGTAGAACTAGCCTTTAGAAAAAGGGCTGAAGAAATAACATCAACAAAGGAGAACAATTGATGGACAACAATCAATATCCCGCAACGGGCGGACTATTCGCACAAAAAGAAAAAAGATCAGATAAAAGCCCTGATTACTCAGGTATGCTTAATCTTGAAATAGAAGTTGTTAATGACTTGATCAAGCAAAAGGAAGAAGGAATTGATCAACCAAAAATAAATTTAGTTGGGTGGAAAAAATTAAGTAAAGCAGGTAACCCCTACCTAAGATTGATTGGCAATATTGAGAGAGAAAGGCAAGAGCAACAAAACGGATATGCCGAACCTAACAAACCTCAACAACAATCCCCAGCTAAAGATGAATTAGATGATGAAATACCATTCTAGGAGATATAAAAATGGATGAAGTAAAAGCTAATACGGATGCATTAGGTGTGCCTAGTGTAAATTTTGAAGCAGTTAAAACATCAATGATGCAAGATAAAAATGGAACTAACATAAGGTTAACTATACATCCTAATGACGTTCCTGAAGCATTGCACAAAGATTGGATTGGCTCTAGGTATATGGTTGTTATGGTCAAGTTAAATGAAGACGGAACTCCTGAGGGGATATCATCAAATGACACAAAAGAAGTCTGAAAATAAGGCTGACATAAAGTCTGACTATCTTACATTAGATGGTGTTGCTAAGTATCTATCTCTGAGTAGAATGACTGTCTACAAGCTGATCAATGATGAGGAAGCGGACTTCCCAAAAGGTTTGATTGTAGTTAAGTCTGAAGTAAGACCAAGGAAACTCTACAAAAGAAAAGATATAGCTAAGTGGCTTGATAGACAAATGTCTTCTCCTAAAAGTTGATATCAACTTATGAGACCTATATATGAGAATGATTTAAACTTAATATCAGAAAAACAAGTAATAAACCACGTTTCCAAATCTTGGAACGTGGTTTCTTGCAAACTGCCAATATCATATAAATTAGATTATGCAATGTATCGTGACCAAGATTTACTAGGATTTGCAGAAGTAAAATGCAGGACTCATAAATTCGGCACGTTCCCTACATATATGATTTCTTTAGCTAAAGCTCTAAAGGCTAGAGATTTGTGGCTTTACACTCGCAGACCAACAATACTAATTGTTTCGTGGTTAGACAGAATAGGATATTTAGATTTTTCTTCCGATCACCAAGTTAAACAAGGCGGTAGATCAGACAGAAACGATTGGCAAGATCAAGAGCCTATGTGTCATTACGATTTAAAAGAGTTTAAAGGAATAGGAATAAAAACATGAAAAAAGATAACGTGAATAGACCTGATCATTATAGAAAAGGTAATGTTGAATGTATAGACGCTATAAAAAGTGCGACAAGTGATGGCTACCAATTCTACCTACAGGGAAACATCATCAAGTACATGTGGAGATTTAATCATAAGAATGGGATAGAAGATTTACAAAAGGCTCAATGGTATCTCTCAGAATTAATTAAACTTAAAAAGAAGAAATGATAGTAGTTGAGGTAAATTGATCTGGTGCAGCGGGATTTTAATTTTAATGTGTTCCGTCAACTTTTAGCTACATGTTTTACGAAGAAAATCCAAATCTGGCTGCGGTTTGTTTTGCCTACTGTATCACAAACTTCTAGCTCAGAAGTTAAATTCAACTTTTAGCCCGCCTTTTTAAATCCCGCTGACCTCATTAGTATAAGTCCTATTTGCTGAAGATCATTCATTTTTTCTCTTCTTAATTTTATAATCTTCTTTTTGGTTTCTTCAGGTATTCTAGGATTTCTTTCTATCTCTTTTATCTGACGTAACATTCTATTTCTTGCATTATCAATAGCTTTCATTCTTCCCGCTATGCTTAATTCTTTTTTGTATTTTCCGTAAATAGCGACAACATCTTCTCTGTTTCCTGCTCGTTTAGCCAAATCAAGTCTGGAAAGTATCGTAAATAGGTCTTGCCTATTATCTAAGTAATTACCCGTGTCCGCTCTGTCAGAAGGTCCGATGAATACTTTTCGTACTAACGGAATACTTCTTGCTATATCTCCATCAAAATCCCCGTTCATTGCATCCACTACATCAAACGGAGCTTCAAATGTACGTTGAGCAAACCGACCGACACCACCTGTGATGTATTCAAACCAATATTCTATAGTATTTGGAGACCAATCAGCAAAGCCACTTTCAACTTCATCCCCGCCCGTAATAGTATTAATGCTAGTTGCTATTGTTTTAGCTATACTGCTTGTGTTTGACCAATACTGTTGACTATCAGGTTTTGGATTAGAACTAAAATTAGGGGATTCTTTATAGATAGGGTCTCCTTTGTAATCTTCGTTGATAGAAACAGAAACAAATGGGTCTGCAACTGTAGGAAGTGCAAATGTTAAGAAATGATCAAAAGCACCTATAGGACTTAAACTTTCAAAAGCCGTTCCAACAATAGAATTTGTTGCTTCACCCGCAGTATACTCTCCTCTTTGAACTCTGCTTAATGATCTACCCAAATTTGTTGCCATATTAAGACCATAGCTCAAAGGTATTTGCACAAACTTATCATCCATTAAACCAAGCGTAGGAAATATTAAATTATGTTCAAGCACATGTCTTGGTAACTCATCATAATCTGATATGCCATTTTCATCTTCATCTCCAGAAAAGAGATTGTTTACTTGATCTTGCAACATTCCGTATAAAACTAAACCACCCCAAACTTTTCTAACTTTAGGAGACCTTACCGCAGAATTTATTAATGCCATTGAACCTTGAAGAGAGGCATTATAGAATAAGTACCATGAATTCATAAATGCTTTATTTTCTCCACCTTTGGAGAAGTTGACAGTTACGTTCCTTGCCGCTTGAGCGGCTTGAGTTTCCGTCATACCTCTTTCTGTCAAAGCCTTAAATGTAGCAACACGGACACCATTCTCAACTGCTGTGTTGTAATCATCTAGTTGTTGCAATAGCTTTTTAGTGAATCCATTTTTATTTAAGCCTAGTTTCTTTTTTATTCCAGTTTCAGAAATCTCATTTAAAAGACTGCCAATATTATTTATTTGATCTCTAACATCTCCCATTTGGTTAGTGGCGTTCTTACCACCAGCCTTTACAAAACGCTTATATAAATCTGACCAATCATTCTTAACCTCTGCTTCATTCTTACTTTCTGCTCTTAATACTGCCCCTATTCCTAGAACTGCTTTGTAAGAACCTTTTAGAACTTCTGCGGTCATTCCTTTTTCGTCATATTGTTGTACGTTTACTCCTGCGGCTTCTAAATCTCTAAAGAAGTTAGGAATAACAAATGATGGATTATAGGTTGTGTTGATCATAGATAAGTATCTGTTAAGTTTGCCCATCATTTTTGTCATAGCACTTGTCTGTTGTGCAGTCATAGACCCGTTCATAGCCCTTGCTATTCTGTCATCTTTAATAAAGATAACTTTTTCTTTACCATTTTCCTTTATTTTAAATTCATTATCAGGGTTTATT